CGGCATCGGCGCGTACGCCCGCATCGGCGCGTACGCCCGCATCGGCGACCGCGCCCGCATCGGCGAGGGCGCCAGCATCGGCGAGGGCGCCAGCATCGGCAAGGGCGCCAGCATCGGCGAGGGCGCCAGCATCGGCGAGGGCGCCAGCATCGGCGAGGGCGCCGAAAATGCGATCGATCTTGGCACAGCCGCAGGCTACCGCGTGTGCATTGCGGCCGTGAAAGGCGTCGCACACATCGGCGCGGGCTGCCAATGGATGAGCCTGGAGGCAGCGGAGCACAGCGAGTACGCCGACGGCCCGGAGCAACGCGCGATGCTGGCGTATGCAAAGGTGCGTGCCGAGCTGGCCGGCTGGAGCGTGGCATGACCCCCGACGATCTCCGCGCCCTGCTCAACCGCGCAGGCCTGCCAAGCGGATACGCTGCCGCGCCTGTCCTCGGCGTGCCGATGAGGACGGTGCAGAACTGGCTCAGCGGCGAGCGGTCCATCAGCGCCGGTTCGGCCGAGCTGGTGTGCCTTGCCCTGGCGGCCGAGCAGCACCTGCCAGTCGGCCGCTGGATGCGCCAGTGGGTCCGCCCGTCCATCTGCGCGTTGCTGGGTGTGTCATGACCACGCCGCGCAGAGTGGGTCAAAGCGCCCCTTACGTGGTCGTGGTTGGCGACGTGATCAAGTCCGCTCACAAGACGATCCCCTTTGCCAACGCCACAGCGAAGAAGTTGGGCGGCCGTGTCGGCATGGTCGTCCACAGCGGCAACTGCAGCACCATGCACAACCTGTGGTCCCTCACCATCGGCCAGAAGGTCACGATCGACAGCAACGGGAAGGTGCGTGCGTCATGACGGTACGCTACACGGTGATCCTGGACGAGGCGGCCGTTGACAACATGGAGTGGCTGCGCGTGACGTACGGCCTGAAGACGAAAGCCGACGTGATCGACCTCGCGCGAACAGTGCTCACCTGGATGACCGAAGCGCAGATCCAGGGCTACGAAGTCGGCCGGTTCAAGGCCGAGACGTTTCAACCGCTTCTGCTGCCGTACAAGATCAAACGCCCCGCCACATCATGAAGCCCTCGACCATCTCAACCGCGTGCGCCATCTTCACGTACGCACTACTCGGAGCGATCCTCGCATGTCTACTGACAAGTCCCTGACCGAAGCCGTTGCAGCCATGGAATCGGCCTGGCGCCGCCTGCGTGAGGTGCTCGACGGTCCCGACGTTGCCGCGGCGCTGGTGGAGGCCAGCAACAAGCCGCGGCCGATGAGCACGGCGCCGCGTGACGGCACGTGGATCACGCTGCACTTCGAGGGCTGCGAAAAGGTGAGGGCGTACTGCCGCAGCACTTTTGACGGCGGTCCTCCGTCGTTTGGCACAGGCCCCGGTTTCGAGCACAGCATCGAATGGCGCCCGCAACCAATCGGTTGGTCACCCGTGAAGTAATTCGCTTGACCTAGCGCACGGCGGGCGCTAAAGTGCATCCATCGCAACAAGGAGCCCGCCATGACCACCCTCGCAACCCTTCGCCGCAATGACCCGCTGCCGCCCGTGCCGGCTGGCACTTACGAGTGCTACGCCATGCGCACCGGGCTTCACATCGTCAACCTGGGCCCCCGCGGCGTGTCCGGCGAGCGGGCCGTCGTGCAGGTCTGGTCGCCTGTGCAACCCAAGGAGCAACGGCAATGACCGCGGGACGTGGTTACATCACAAAGAGTCGATCGGGCCACTACACGGCGAAGGCTGTTAATGCAGACGGGCGACTCATCGCAATTTCGGACAAGCTGCCCAGTCTCGATGCCGCTCGCGCGTTCAACCGTGACGCGCTAAACCAGAACAGCACGAACGGCAAGTCGATCACCATTGTTATCGACAAGCAATGAGCCCAAACAAGCGCGCCGACCCGCTCGGCTGGCCATTCGGCGCACTCGACCCCCGCGAGCTGCGCCGCCTTCTCAAGCAGCAGCCAAAGCCGGTCTATCCGCCGGCGCCATTCTTAGGTGATACACATGAGCACAGAACCGGAACGCCTTGACCTCGAAAACGGCAAATACACGATCATCAATGACGGCGGCAAGTTGTCCGCTTTGCGTTACGGTCAGCCGTGGCGTGGCCCAGACCTTATTGGAGACGGCCTCGTCGGCGCGCTGTTCACGGAGCTGCATCAGGCCCGCGCGAAGCTCGATGAGGTGCATTCTTGGATCGTCTGCTCGGACATCGCCTCACCTGACGACATGATGCAGAGCGCCAAGCGAATTGAAGAGATCACACGACCCTCGAAGTCGTGACCATCTGCGCCGCGGTGTAGGCCCGAGCGATCTCGGCCGACCCGCGCAGCGCCTCAAGCCCCGAACCCTGCCGCACCCACAGTTGCGGCTTTTTTCCGTCCGGCTGCACCGGGTTGTTCGTGCGACCACCGTCGAGCCCGGGGTGCAGCACGTAGCCCATGCCCTGCAGCATCTCGCGGCGCTTCGTCATGCTCAGCTTGCCGCCCATGCGCAGCACGTCATGGATGAAGGCGTCGAGCATCACGGACGAGATCCAGCCGCCAGCGAAGCCCTGCGCTCCCTGCTCGACGGCCTCCAACACCTGCTGCTCGACTGGTCCAAGGCTGTCCAGGATGGCCGCCTCGGTGCTGCTGGTATCCGGCGCGCGCACCAGGTCCGCCGCTGGATTCATGTCGTCCGCGATGGCGTGCTCATGCAGCACCTCGGCCACGATCGCGAACCCGTCGCCCTTGAGCCAGCGATAGAACTGCCGGAAGTAGGCCGGCGTCATGCCGTCGCGCTGCAGGTCCGCCGCGGTCTGCTGCGCGGTGTAGAACAGCCCGAGGCGCCGCTGGTTGTCGCGCGTCTTGCGCACGGCCGCCTTGTAGTTCGTGGTCACCATGCCGTTGGCCACGATGGTCATTGACTCTTGGTCAACGCCCTTGAACTGCACCTGGATGCCTGCGCCGCCGGTGATGAGGGTCTTGAGCTTCTCGTTGATTTCGCTCTGGTGCTCCGGGCAATACAGCTCTTCGACCGCCACGAATGTCTTGTTCGCTACCCAGCCGTTGAACTGCGACGCCAGGTCCAGCGCATGCGGCCAGTGGGTGTAGTGCTGCCCCACCGTCTCGGCCACGCAAAGGCTCATCGTGGTCTTGCCGTTGCCCTCGCACCCCTGCAGTACCGGCCACCAACTGAACTTGCACCCCTGGTGCTGCACGCACGCGGCCATGTAGGCCAGCAGCAGGTCCCGGTCCCGCTGCACAGGCAGCAGCCGGCGCAGCAAGTCGTGGAACGGCGTTGCGTCGCCCACCAGCCGGCGCACCTTTGCCGGCCACCACGTGTTGGCGCGCGTCTTGCCGGCCACGTCGATGATCTCTCCGCCCGGCCGGTCGGGCCGGAAGCAGATCGAGTCGGCCACGGGTGGACGCAGAGCCTCGCTCTGCGTGAACGCCTCCCACGAGTCACGCGACACGCGCTGGTTGGCGTTGTCCATCAGGTGCGCGTAGCCACCGAACGCCACGCGAAATTGCTCCGGCTTGAGCAGCTTGCCGCCTGGCGCGAGCACCTTGTGGTGCGCCGTCACGTACACGCAGCCGTTGAAGAGGTCCACCTGCTGGGCTGGCGTCAGGATTGTCGCCCCCTCGACGGGCCGCTGCCGGGGCGCCTCAGCCTCGGCGCGCGGCGTGGCGGCCGGGGGCTCGGGAGGGTTGTCCTGTAGCACCTGGCCGGGGGCGGACGTGATGCGCCCAATGGTGCGCGGCAGATAGTCCTCGCGATCCCACTTGGGCCGGGCCAGCGCGCTCTGCCGCATGAGCCTCTCAATGCGCGCCGCGTCGCGGCCGGTCCAGAAGGAGAGGTGAGCGGCCAGGGCGGCGTCCGCCTCGCTGGCGTTGTATGGGTTCTCTGAGTCGGGGAAGGCGCGCGCCAGCGCCGGCACGTTGGCTTCCCACAGGTCGGCGAATGACGCCCGGTTGCCGAAGGTGCTGGCCGCGCTGCGTGACTGCAGCGCCCGGCGCAACAGGTCGGCGTCGTCCGCCGGGCCGCGCCACTCCGGCACCGGGCCGTCCGCCAGGTCATCGGCCAGCGGCGAGGCATCGAAGGTCGGGAACGTCGACACCAGGTGCCCGCACAGGTCCACCGGCTGGCCGGCTACCACGTGCGACTCGTACGCCACGCCGACCACGCGTCCGAAGTAGAACGCCTGGCTCAACGCGAACGACTCGGGCCGTAAGCAGCCGCCCAGGGCCGCATTGACGCGCCCGGCCAGCTCGCGGCGCAGTGCCGGTGTGTAGGCTTGCGACGTGGGCGCCAGGACGCGCCAGCGAGGCTTGGCTGCCGTGTGGCTCGGACTGGTGTAGACCAGCGCCCGCACGCCCGCACGCCGCAGCATGTCGGCCGCCTGCGCCGGGCTGACCGTCTCGTCGTCGTGGTCGCCCTCGACACCCCACACGCTCGTGACGTTGGCGTCGTGGCGCAGGATGCCGCTCCGCGGGCTGGGCACGTCGCCGAAGGTCGCCAGCTTGAGCAGCGGGCATGCCGCTTTGCTCGGGTGCTCCGGCGGCGCGGCCAGGTAGGCGCAGAGAGCGTCCCACTCGACGGCGACGGCTTGTCCCGCCGCGGCGTGCAGCGACTCGAAGATGGTGAGGATCATTGCGCGAGGTGCCGGGCGGCCCGTTGACGCAGGTCGGCCGGCGCGCCCAGGGCGTGCGGGTCGCGCACCGCAAGGCCCTGGGCGATGACGGGCAGGCATTCGAGCCGCACCGCCTCGCGCATGATGCGCCGCCTGAGCTGCGCCATGGTCCCCATGTAGTGCGGGATGAGGGACGGCGCGACGCCGATGCGTGCGGCCACTTGCTCGCGCGTCAAGCGTGTGTACCCGTGGTCCCTGGCCGCCTCGACTGCAGCGGCGAGAATTTGTGCGGCGCGGGCGCGCGCTTCGAGTTTGCTCATAACGGTCATTATGCAGTTGACGCGTGTGTCAAGTCAAGTTCCAAAAGGCCACCGGGCCGGGGAATTGTGCGACTCTATGCGGGAGCGCATTACATCGGCTCTGGCCTCTTTTGTCGGTGGCGGGTATGACCCTTTCCACGCTTTGTCTATACCGATATTTCTGCCTATGTTCGTGCTGTCGGCGCTTGACAATGGCAAGCGTGTGAATATCGAAGGATTGAGCATTCGCAACCCGTGCATTTTTACGCGGGGCCTGCCGATAGAGTCGCAAACGAGCAGCATTGCGACTTCTATTCTTTCCCACCAAGGCCTTGAACCGACCTTCGCGAATTCGCCTGAACTTCCTAGGCATATACGCGGAAAAGAGTCCGCGAGACGAATCAACCGCTCGAATCCTTCGTGCATATGCCAGACCGGGGCCCCGAACCAGTGAGGTAAAGGCCACTCGTCAATCAGCTTATCGTTTTCCTTTTCGGTTCCGTCTATCACGTCTGGTATTACTGCGAAGTCGCAAGAAGGGACTAACCTGGCTTCTTCGGCCCACTCGTAATAAGCCCCCCAATCCGATATTGGCTTCCCGCTTTTCCAAGCGGGAAACGCCCCGTTGTCCAGAGCGAATGACTGGCAAACCGATGCGGCAAGCCCGAGATTGCGAGGCTCAGAAAAAGAAACAAACCCGTGCCCGGAGGTGAGTACACGAACGGCCGCGGTCTCTGGCGTGATCGGTAACCCGTGATAGTGGATCAAGGGAAGATCCTGCAGGCATCCCCGCTGGCCTCGCGTCGGACCACCACCTGGGCCAGGTTCCAGCCTTCATCGCCCAGCGCGCGGGCGATGAAGGCGCACAGGTTTTCCAGCGTGGCCGGGCCCAGGCCGGGCACCTCGTCCAGTAGACGGTGGTCGAGTCGGTCGCGCAGCGTGTCGATGGCGCGGCGCAGGTGCGCCAGGTCCGCCACCATGCCGGTGGTGGGGTCGGGCGTGCCGGAGATGGCCACCTCGGCCAGGTAGGTGTGGCCGTGGATGCGCCGGCTGGGCTCCACGTCCACCTGGCGCTGCAGCGTGTGGGCGGCTTCGAAGTAGAAGCGCTGCGTGAGTTCGTAGTTCATCGGATGCCGATCACCTTGTGCGTCTGCAGGCTCAGGCGCCAACGCGGGTCGGCTAGGCACATCTGCACGGCCAGTCGGGTGTTGTCTTTGGCCAGCAGGCCGTCCATGGGCTGCAGCAGGCGGTGCTCGAAGGGCAGCGCCGCCAGTTCGTCCAGCGCCAGGCCTGCTTGCGGCACCACCACTTTCAGTTCGTGGCCGCGGCGCAGCTTCATGGTCGAGCCGGCCTTGGGGCTGACACAGATCCAGTCCAGCCCCGGCGCGGCCTCCAGCGTGCCGTTGGTTTCCACCGCCACCTGCAGGCCGCGCGCATGCAGGGCATCGATGAGCGCGGCATCCACCTGCAGCAGCGGCTCGCCGCCGGTGAGCACGGTGAAGGGACGGCCCTGGCCGGGCGCCGGCCAGCAAGCGTGGATGCGGTCGGCCAGGGTCTCGGCCGTGGCGTACTTGCCGCCCAGCGTACCGTCGGTGCCCACGAAGTCGGTGTCGCAGAAGCGGCAGACCGCCTGGCCCCGGTCGGCCTCGCGGCCGCTCCAGAGGTTGCAGCCGGCAAATCGGCAGAACACCGCAGGCCGACCGGCCTGTATGCCCTCGCCCTGCAGGGTGTAGAAGATTTCCTTGATTGCGTAAGTCATGTCGGTCAGTATGCCGTTGACGTGTGTGTCAAGTCAAGCTCGGCCAGATCCGCCGCGCGCTTCGCGGTCGCAAGGTCGGTCACCTCGGCGAGGGCGTTCATGACCGCCACGCCGCGGCGGGCCGTCTGGTACTCCAAGCCCGAGAAACCCACCCGCCCGGTGCGCGCGAACCGCTCCTGCATGCCGGCCACAACGGTCGCTTGTTCCGCCATCTCCGGTACGCCCTCACCGCGCATGCGCGCCACATGCCCCCACGTGGCCACCGCGCCGGCCCACTGCATCAGCAGCGCTTCAGTGCCCAGCCCGCGGGCGATGTCGTCGAGCGTCTGTAGGTGCGCCGTGTCCAAGTCGCGCACCTGGGCGGCCGTCAGCATGGCAGGGATGTACTTGCGTCGGCAGCTCTTGCGGGTCACGGTACTGGTCTCCACAGCGGCAAGCCGGCCGCCTCGCATCGTTGCGCCATGTCGCGCGTACCGGCGCCGCCAGGGAAGCCGACGGCATACGTTGGGAACGCAAAGTCGATCATCCACGAGTTGCGCACTGGGCCCGCCCGGTTGCCGTAGAAGTCCCAGTTCGCATCGACGCGCAGCACCGGCAGGCCCTTGCGCTTGCCCCACTCGCCCGCCAGCGTGTCGGCGCCACGAGCCCCGCCGTGGATGATGCACCCAACGTCGAGCATGCTCAGGGCGGCATCAACCGTCGCGGCGTCGGCGTAGTCCCTGCCGCCGAACACGAGGACTCGCAGCTTGGTCACGACGGACCTTTCATGAAGACAATCCAATGAGTGCCGGCCTTCTTGCCACTCGTATTGCCGAGCAGCGGCACCTCTGGCGTGCACGCCAATACCTCGCGCACCTTCACCTGAGTTTCGCTCCATTTGAAGACCAGCGTACCCTCAGGCCTGAGCACGCGGAAGCACTCGGCGAAGCCGGCGCGCAGGTCGTCTCGCCAGTCAGCGCCTAACTTGCCATACTTGGCGGCTAGCCACGAGCGAGGTCCTGCCCGTACTAGGTGCGGCGGATCAAAGGCCACGAGCTGGAACGTAGCGTCTGGGAACGGCATCGCACGAAAGTCGATCTGCACGTCGGGATCGATGTGAAGAATGCGAGTGCCATCTTGCTTGCCGTGGGACCGGTCAACGACCGTCAGCACCTCGCTACGTGCGTCGCAGAACGTAACGCGGGGGTCGGTCTTATCGAACCACCACATGCGAGAGCCGCAACAGGGGTCGAGCACTGGTGTCACAACCGCCCCGCTTTCCGCCCACCTGTGACGAGCAACAGGAACAGCATCAGCGATGCGAACTCGACCGCCTCGACGACCGCCACAGCCAGGCCGGCCGCCATCAGCGCGCCGAGCGGCAGGGTGATCATGCCGGCGAGAGTGAGTAGTAGAGCTTCGATCATCCAATTCTCCTTCGTGCAATTTCAGCGTATTCAGGGTTCATCTCGAAGCCGATGAACCGAAAGCCTTCGCGCTTTGCGGCCTTACCCGTGCTGCCGCTGCCGGTGAACGGGTCCAGCACCAGGCCACCGGGCGGCGTGACCAGCCGGCACAGGTAGCGCATCAGGTCGGTCGGCTTCACCGTCGGATGGTTGTTGCCCTCGCCCCGATCTGACTTACTGGCCTTGGCCACGTAAAAGAAGCGCGCGGCGCTGCCCTGGTCGCCCCGCGGCTCACTGGGCGTGCGGCCGGCAAACTCGCCGAAGGTGTTGGTGGTCTTGCTGCTGGGCTCATCCCCGCTCACTGCGCCGCGCTGCCCGCCCGACTGCGGAAACAACGCGAGCACCTCGTCGCTGCCGTCGTGGATGATGTTGGCGGGCCAGCGGCCAGCCGGAGCGTCTCCGGTAGATTGTGTAGCGCCCTTGTCGATGCCCTCGGTATACCCGCTACTTATGCCGCTTCTGAAACTGCGCGAGGTCGGCCAAGTCTCGACGGTGGTCCCCACCCGACACCCGTCAATGTTCAGAGCCCCCGTGCCGTGCTCCAGCACGTTGGCCGCCACGGTGCCAATCAGCGGCTTGCGCGCTACGACGATCGGCTCCCATGCGGGCTTGAGTGCGGTGCCCCAGCCTTGCCATTGGCGCGCGGCTTCTGTGGCGGGGGCTGTGATGTCGCCGCTCTGGCCCTTGTAATCACCGTATGCCGCTGTTCCGATGGCTGGCGTTCGCTTGGCTGCTGCTGCTGCGTCATACCCGATCACCTCGCGCTCCGCACCCGCGGCCTTGTCGATGGCCTTCGACACGTCCAGCGACTTGGGAAAGCCGGTCGCATAGGCCCATCCGATCTGGTCGCGGATTTCAAAACCGGCGTCCTCAATGGCGCACGCCATCCGGTGATACGTGCGCGTGCCGCTGAAGGCCAGCAAGTGACCGCCCGGCTTGAGCACGCGCAGGGCCTCGCGCCACATCGCAACGCTGTTGGCAATGCCGGTCGAGTCCCACGACTTGCCCATGAAGCCCAGCTCATACGGCGGGTCCGTGACGATCGCATCAATGGACGCCTCGTCCAGCAGGGACATGCCGATCTCGCACGGTGCGCAAATGACGGTCACAACGACCCCTCCCCAGTGCAAAACGCAGCATCACACCCGGCCGCCGCGCCCATGTCAAGAAACGCCTTCTGCGCCGGCTCGCGGCCCTGGCCGGTGTAGTTCCAGCCCGGCGCTTTGACCTCGCGCAGCACGGCCTGCCCAATGGCCATGCCGACATGCTGCGGCGTGATGCGCACCGTCCGCCAGCCGATGTAGTCGGACGACTTGAGCACGGCGTTGAGCTTCGCCGACTCGTTGGCCAGGCCGTAGCGCACCACGCGGCCGGTCTTGTCTTGCAGCGCCCCGACGTTGTTGCGCCACAGCCGCACGCCATTGCGCGACGCCTCCAGCAGCATCAGCGACGTGGCGAACGCCTCGCTCTTGCCGTGCGCCGGCGCAACCTCCGGCACGGGTGGGCACTGCAGGCCGAGCGTGCGCTGCAGGTCCTGCAGGCAGTCGAGCGGGACGTGCCATTTGATGGCCCAGTCGTGGAGGCTCATACCTTGACCCCTTCATCGACAACCACCACCGGTACGGTGCGCCACGGCCCCCAGTCGCCTGGGCAGTACGGTCCTGCCGCGTACATGGGCAGGCGTTCCCGGTACTGCAGCACCGGCGGGCTTGTCGTGGCGCCAGGTGGCACGGCGAGGCGTAGTTCGATCATGCTTCGGTCACTCCATTGGTTGCAAGGTCAAGTGCGAGGCGCATTGCAAGCGCCGATGCGTCCGGGCCGCCGAGGGCCTGCGCCCCCAGCACGTCCACCCCGTACGTGTGGAAAAACAGCCGGTAGGCGTATGAGTCGTCACGCCCCAGCGCGCGCTGCCAGCCGGCCCACAGGGCGATGAGATCGCGCAGTTGCTGCTGGGCCGTCGCGCGCCGCTCGTGGTTCTTGCGTGCGCCACCCTGCGCGGCCGGCCCGAGAAAGTGCAGGTCGGGCGGCGGGGCGTCCAAGTCGATCACCTCGCCGCGCAGCCGGGCGAGCGTCTCGTCGTCCAACTCGGTAAGGTCACCCTCCACGAACTCCGGCGAGCTGCGGCTTTGCGGCTCCGGCTGGTGCCCGCAGTACGGGCAGACCTTGTGAAAACGCTCGTACCGCTCGGCGCACGCCATGCCGCTGCCGCGGTACAGCCACACCGGCGCGCCGTCGTCGGGCACGGAGGTCATGGCCCGGATGCCGTCGCCGATCTTGCGCGTCCAGCCCGCCCATTCGCCCGGCGTTGTGGCCAGGCCCTGTACGGGCGGGCTGCCGTCGTGCTTGTTGCCGACGGCGCACACGCGCAGGGGGATTGCGTCGTCATCGCTGGCGGCACGCTTCGCCCGCCGGTCGAGCGTCCACTCGCGAGGTGCCGTCGGGTTGCCGTGGCGCAGCAGGTTGCCCACATGGTCGAAGTACATCATGTGCGACTTGCCGTCCATGATGCGGAGCCCGCGACCGAACCGCTGGGCGAAGCGCCCGAAGGACTCCGTGGCCGCAGCGTCGCTTACCACCTCGACGGCCGGGCAGTCGAAGCCCTCGTCGATCAGCGCAACGCTGACGATCTGCATCACCTGGCGCTGACGGAACTGCCGCAGCACTGCGTCGCGCACCTCGTCGGGCGACTTGCCGGTCAGCACCTCGGCGCGCACTCCAGCATCGCGAAACTTGCCGGCGATCGTCGTTGCGTTCTCGATCGAGTCGGCGAACGTCAGCCCGAGCTTGCCAGCCGCGCCCTGCTGGTAGTGCTTCACCACGTCGCCCGTCACGCTGGAGCGGCTCGTTTCTTCGCGCAGCTTGACGGGCGAGAAGTCGCCGCTCGCGGTCACCGGGATGTCTTCGCGGTGCAGGTCAGATGGCGGCGTAAAGAGTCTGTACTTCGAGAGGTAGCTGGCTGCGATCAGGTCGCGCCCGCTCGGGCCCAGCACCATGGCGTCCGCCAGACCGTCAGCGTGTGAGCCGAGTCCCTGCCCGTCGGCCCGGCCCGGCGTGGCCGTCACCAGCAGCCCGCGAGCGTTCGGGAAGTGAGCCAGTGCCCGCCCGAACTCGTTGTCCTTGAGGTAGTGGTGCCCCTCATCGCCCACCCACAGCCCGACCTGTGCGGCCCATGCCGGATCGATGCTCTTTGCCGACACGCTCTGCACGCTGGCCACAGCCACGCGTGCGTTTGCGTCGAACCACGAGCGGCCCAAGTCTTCCATGTGCAGCCGGACGCACAGCTTGATGAGCGCCGACGGCCCGATGATCCGGTGCCGCACGCCCTCTCGCGCCAGGGCAAGGCTCATCTGAGCGATGAGTTCGCGGCGATGCGCCAGCACGACGGCTGGCCCGTTGAACTTGCGCACCACGGTGCAGAAAATGACCGTCTTGCCGCCGCCGGTCGGCAGCACGGCCAGCACCACGCGCACGCCGGGTCGGGCCCACGCCTGCCAGATGTCGGCTTCTAAGGCTTCTTGGTACGGGCGCAGCTTCACAGGCCACCCGCCCAGTGAATTTCCATGCGTGCGATGGCCCGCTCGCACGCATTGGCCAGCCCGTTTTCCAGGCTTAGGCGTATTCCGTCGCATCGATACCCTGGCCCGTACATGACAATGAGGTGGTGTTTGGTCACCTCGACCGTGAGGGCCATGCAATGCGCCTTGACGGCGGCGAGGCCCTCATTGGCGCGGCGGATGTTGTCTTGGATGGTCATTGTGTATCACTTGACATTTCCGTCAACGATACCGATACTGGCCGCTCTTGTCAACCAACCACATCACCATGAAGCTCACAGACATTGATCTTTCCTCACTCGCCGAGGTTGCCGCCGCGGTTTCCCTGCTGGAGCACGTGCACCGCGAGCTTGCCACGGGTGACACGCCGCTGCCGACGTTGCCGCCGGCTGAAGGCACGACCGCCGCACTGGCGGAACAGCTTGCAGAGACCATGCGCGACGCCCGCGGGCTGCGAACATTCGTCGTCAACCCTGCGCCGGCCCCTGTGATCGCCGATAACATCGGCCGCGGGAACCTGACCGACGTCCTCGACGTGGACGAGGCCGCATACATCGAACGCGCCCTTGCTGCCGATACCAAGAAGCTGCGCGGCCTGGGCGTCGATCCCGTGACGGCGCAGCCGATGGACGCAGCTTCGGTCTTCGGACAGAGTGCCACCCCTTTGCCACTGCCTGCCCTCTCTACTGCGGGTGTCGCACCGTCACCGACTGCCCCCGCGGCGCCGCCGGCTTCTGGGCTGGCACCCCTCGTGAGCCAGGCCCCTGCACCGCTGCCCGCCGTCTCGGCGGATGCCCCAGCGGCACCTGCGCCCCAGGCGAGCCCTGCCGGCGGCGTTGAGCTGGACGCGGACGGTCTGCCGTGGGACGCCCGCATCCACGCGGGCACGAAGCGCAAGAACGCCGACGGCCGGTGGACCGCCAAGAAGGGCATCGACGACCCGGACCTCGTGCCGCGCGTCGTGGCGCAACTGCGGGCGCAGATGGCCGCGGGGGGCGTGACGGCGCTGACACAACTGCAAGCAGCCAACTTCGCGCCGCCCGTCCAGGCGCAGAGTGCCACCCCTTTGCCGGCTGCTCTTGTGGCCCTCGCGCCCGTTGGCGCTGCCCATGGTGCGAGTCCTTTGACCTCCCTTGCTGACCTCCCCGCCGGCAAGCCCATCCCGACGACGTTCGCGGACTTCATGACGGCGGCCACGGTTGAGGTGCAAAGCGGTCGCCTGACGGCGCTGCAGTTCGGCGAGGCGTGCAAGCTCTACGGCGGCCCGGCCGGACTGGCGACCAACCCGGCGGCGATCCCGACGGTCTGGGAGTCGATCAAGGCGCAGTATCCGGGGGTGCTGTGAGCGAGCACGCCCCACTTGCCCCCAGCGCCGCGTTCCGGTGGCGGCGCTGCGCTCTGTCCGTCTCGCTGGAGGCGGCCTACCCGGACACGTCGGACCGGGCCAGCGCCGCGGAGGGTTCGGCGTGCCACTGGGTGCTAGAGCGCACGGTTGCCGGGACTCCACCGGCCGAGGGTGACCGTGCGCCCAACGGCGTGGCCGTCACGCGCGAGATGTTCGAGGCCGTCGAGCTGGTGCTCCAGGACGTGGAGGCGAAGCTCGGCCCGGGCTGGCGGTCGATCGTCAGCAGCGAACGACGCGTCGCCATCCCACGCGTGCACGCCACGCAGTGCTGGGGCACCGCCGATCTGTCCGCCTGGGGCGTGCTCAGTAGCGGCCGGCGCATCCTCTACGTGTGGGACCTCAAATTTGGGCGCACCGTCGTCGAGGCGTTCGAGAACGAGCAGTTGGTCGCCTACGCGTCGGGCCTGATGAGCGAGCAGCCGAACCTCAACGATCAAGAGACGGTGCTCGACCTGACGATCGTGCAGCCTCGCGCCCACCACCGGTACGGCCCGGTCCGCACGTGGCGGTGTGTCGGGTCGGGCATCAGGGCGCTGGTCAACATCCTGTCCAACCAGGGCGCGCTGGCCCTGGCACCGAACCCGCCCGCCCGGCCCACGCCGGAGGGTTGCCGCGACTGCAGCGGGCGCCACGTGTGCCAGGCGCTGCAGCGGGAGGGGTACGCCGCGGCAGACGTGGCCGACGCGTCCACGCCGGTTGAGCTGTCGCCCGCGGCGCTCGGGCTGGAGCAGCGGGCGCTGACGCGCGCGCTGGCGTTGCTGGAGGCGCGCGTCAAAGGAAACGCCGCGCAGATCGAAGCGACGATCCGAGCAGGGACGGCCGTGCCGGGCTGGGCGCTGGAGCGCGGCAAGGACGGGGCCCTTGAGTGGACCGTGCCGGAGGCGCAGGCGGCCGTCGTGGGCGACATGATGGGCATCGACATTCGCAGGCCCCCGGCTGTCATCACGCCGACGCAGGCCATTTCAAAGGGCGTGCCTGAAGCCGTCGTCACGATGTACGCCAAGCGCAAGCCTGCCGCCGCAAAGCTCATCGCCGACGACGGCACACTCGCACGCTTGACATTCGGGTCAAGCAATACATAATCAACGTTTTCACAACTGAGGTAATGCTAAATGTCAGTCGATCTCAAGATTCCCGTAGGCCGCATCGTGCAGGGCCAATTGTGGAAGGTTCAGAAGAAGACCGACCCGAAGACCGGGGCGCCGCTTCTTGGCAAAGACGGATTGCAGCGCGAGTCCCGCTTTTTCGCCGTCGCTGTGGCCAAGACGCCGGGGCATACGCACTGGTCGCAGACCCAGTGGGGACAAATCATCTGGGCCGAAGGGCAAAAGGCCTACCCGCAAATGTCTCAACACCCGAGCTTCTCTTGGAAAATCGAAGATGGCGATTCGACCGTGCCGAACAAGAAGATGAAACGGAACTGCGACAGGGAAGGCCATCCGGGGCACTGGATCCTCAAATTCAGCACCGAGAAGCGGGGGCCGATCTCGACGTGGAACGCCACTGGGTCGGCGCCGATGCCAGGCGAAGAGTTCATGCCTGGGCGATACGTCGAGGTTTTCGCCAACGTCGCAGGGAACACCGGCGATACGCCCGGGGTTTACCTTAACCCGGTCATGGTCGCGCTTGCCGGATACGGGCCGCTCATCGAAGTCGCACCCGATCCGTCGGTCGCTGGGTTCGGCCAATCGGCCCTGCCGCCCGGCGCGTCGGCCGTACCGCTGGCGTCCACCACGCTGACCCCGCCCGCCGCTGCGTTGCCCGGCACGACCGCGCCTACCGCCCATGGCCTGCCCGTCGTCCCCGCCGCGGTGCTCCCGCAGAGTGCCGGCCCTTTGTCCCAGCCCGTACCGCAACCGGCGGCCTCACCTGGATCCACCCCGATGACGTCCCCTTCTAGCGTGGTGGTCCAGCCGAACCCGGCGTTCTTGCTGGGCCCGCTGGCACCCATCGCGCCGGCCGCACCTACCCTGAGCCCCGCGGCGCTGGCGGCCGGCCACACGTACAAGCAGCTCCGTGATGCCGGCCACACCGACGAGCAGCTCCGGGCCGCGGGGTATCTGGCATGAGCGGGGCGCGATTGCTTGGCGCGGAACGGATGGTCGTGCAGTCGTTCCGCGCCGAGCCCGCGCAACTGCGCAAGTTCGCCGCGCTGGGGGGCGGGGCCTGGGTGCGCGAGAGGATCCATTGCGCGCCGCGGGGATCAAAGGCCGTCACGGCGCACCCGTCTGCTGGCGACAACCTCGTCACGCAGTCGTTCCGCGCCGAGCCCGCACAACTGCGCAGGTTCAAGGCGCTTGGCGGCTCCGCGTGGCTGCGCGCCACGTTGGACGCCACACCGTGGCCACGCGGTACGAAGGTGGCCAGGTGACGCTGCCGCGCCTTCGCGCCGTCTTCGACACGGAGTGCTACCCCAACTTTTGGTTGCTCAAGCTGCGGCCGATCGGCGGGGTGACGCTCAGTTTCGAGATCCGTGACGGCGCGGCCTTCTCATGCGAGCAGACGGAGCAGATCGAACGGCTATTCCAGACCTATACCGTCGTGAGCTTCAACGGCCTGAGTTACGACGTACCGATGCTGCGCGGCGTGATGGCCGGCTTCAACACGGAGCAGCTCAAGGAGCTTAACGACCGGCTCATCGTGGACAAGGTGATGCCGTGGGATCTCGGCATGGGCGAATGGGCGCCAGCCGACCACATCGACATTATGAAGGTGTGCCCTGGCGCTGGGTCGCAGAAGCAATACGCCGGGCGCATCCACCACAAGACAATGCGAGACTTGCCGTACGACCCGGGCACGGCACTCACGCCCGCGCAGATTGTCGAGGTTGCGGACTATTGCGAGAACGACCTTGACGTGCTGCTCGCGCTGTTCAACGCGCTGGCGCCGCAACTGCGCCAGCGCGAGAGGCTGACGGCACGCTACGGCATCGACCTGCGCAGCAAGTCCGACGCCCAGGTCGCCGAGGCGGTGTTGCGCAAGCGATGCGAGATGGCCGTCGGCCGGCGAATCTACAAACCAACGATCGACTGGTCGTTCCGCTTCCGCTGCAACGTGCCGGAGCACATCACCTTCACGCTGCCGCAACTGCAGCGGGCGCTTGACATCGTGCGCAATGCCGTGTTCCGCATCCAGCCCCCGCCCAGCATGCGCGGGCCCGACGACGATCCCGTCAAGGGCAAGTGCGTGGCGATGCCGCCGGAGCTGGAAGGACTCACCGTGGTGGTTGGCCAGACGGTCTACCAGCTCGGCATAGGCGGCCTGCACAGCCAGGAAAAGCAGCTTGTCGCGGTGAGCAGTGACACGCACCTTGTGCGCATGCCTGACGTGACGGCCTATTACCCTAACCTGATCACGAACTCCGGGTGTTGGCCGCCAGCACTCGGCCCGGCGTTCCAGGTGGAGTACAAGGGCATCAAGCAGGAGCGAGAGGCCAGCAAAGCGAAGCTCAAGGCGCTGAAGGCTGCCGACAAGAAAGGTTCCGTCGAGTATGCCGACACCGAGACGGACGACGCTGGAGGAAAGATCCAGATCAACGGCACGTTCGGCAAGACCGGCAGCCCGCACAGCGTGGTGTGGGCGCCCGAGATGCTCATCAACACCACGCTGCCCGGCCAACTCTCGCTACTGATGCTGATCGAGTGGATGGAGTCGTACGGGATCCGCGTGATCAGCGCCAACACTGACGGCCTGGTGCTCATGTGTCCACGCGGCAAGATCGCAGCTTGCGACTGGCTCATCGCCGAGTGGGAGCGGCGCACGTCTCTGCGCATGGAGACGGAGGATTATCGCGCCATCTATGCGCGCGACGTGAACAGCTACTTTGCAATACCCGTAAAGGGCGACATCAAGCGCAAGGGCGAGTACGCCAAGGCCGGGCTCGTTGAGAAGAAGAACCCAGACTGTGAGGTGTGCAGCGATGCCGTCGCGGAGTTCCTTGCCAACGGCACGCCGATCGAGTGGACCATCATCACGTGCACCGACATCCGCAAGTTCGTCACGATTCAGAAGGTCAACGGTGGCGGGGTCAAGATGTGGGGCGACGGGCCGATCAAGGGTGAGTTGGTGCGCGACCTGGTGCCGCGACTGGAAGCAATGGGGTGGCGGCGCGAAGGCCGGAAGTGGACGCGCGGCAGCCTGTGGCCTGAGTGCAGCAGCCCGGCCGAAGCGTACGCGGCCAGCTTCCCGCCGCGCCGGCCGGAGCACCTCGGAAAGGTAGTCCGCTGGTATTACGGCAAGAACTCGCCAGGCCCAATCGTGTACGCCACCAACGGTAACTGGGTCGGCTCATCGTACGGCGCAAAGCCATGCATGACGCTGCCTGACGTGTTCCCAGACGACATCGATTACGCCTGGTATATCGCGAAGGCGCGTGCAATACTTAACGACGTGGGGTTTGACATGGCGAACGCTGTGCGCTAAAGTACGTTCATCAACAACGGAGCGCAACATGAATTTCACAACCACCACGCAAGCGGCATTTCACCCCCTGCGCGGTCACGTTGACGACGGCGTTACCGTGAAAATGAACGACGGCAGCACGCTGACGATCCGCCCGGCCTCTCGCGGCTGGAAGGTGGTTGCCAGCGACGGCTCTGTTTTGCTCGACAACGCCTTTGCGAGCGAAGTAACGCAGTTCATCGTCAATCGCTGACATAACCTGACAAACGGTATTGCGCACGCGCCCGCCGTGCGCTAAAGTTCACCCATCGCAACCCGGAGAACGCCATGAACGCAGTCACCTTGATGCAGACCCCCAGCGGCTGGTACGCTACCCCGATGGGCCCGTGGGCCGCTTTCGGCGACAAGAGCGGCGAGAAGTTCGCCCACCGCGCCACGCCCGACGCAACGGCCATCAGCATCATCGCGGCCGAAGCGCCGCGCGATGTGGTGATCGTCGTCGAGGGCGCTGGCCCGGCCGAGCGGGCCCTGTTCCCGGAGCTGCGCAATGCCTAAATTCCTCGTCTTCGTCGATGCCGACAAGCCGTACGAGGTAACGGCGCCAAGCAGAGTTGACGCAACGCTCGACGCGATGGACAAGCACCGGGCGGCAAAGCGGATCAGCGTCAAGCCCGCTGACGAGTCCGCGCCGATGCGCGTGCTGCGCGGTGTGCGGCGTGTCCAGGGGCGTGACGATGCGGAACGGATCCGCGAGAAGGGGGAGCCGTGAGCATCTTCATCGGAGGCCCGCTCGACGGATTCGCAGCGGGCCACATCAGCGGCCCGACGCACGAGCACAAGCGCCAGCTTGGCCGCGGCGAGATCCATCGCGGAGGGGTCAAGGTGCATCGGCTCGACCCGACGGAGTACACGGCCAGCGTGACTGACTTTTACCGTCGCGTCGAGATCGAAGGGGCAATGCACTACGCGCACAACTCGCTCAGCCTGGAACAGGCGAAAAGGATGATGGAACTATGAGCGTAAAAGGCATGCAAACCACGATCATGGCGACGCTTCTTGCAAAGGCTGTGGCCGAGGATGGGCTCGGTCGGCGCGACATGTCAACGGGCGTTTTCGGCCCCGCCGTGTCGAAGCTCATCCGCGACATTGTTGATGGCCTGACGGTGCCGATCGACATGGTGCTCCACTGCCCAAACTGCGGCGCGCAGCACATCGACGCTGCGACGGAGGCATGGCGCAACCCTCCGCATCGCAGCCACCTTTGCCATGCCTGCGGCCACATCTGGCGCCCTGCAGACGTGCCGACCAACGGTGTAGCGGCGGTCAAGACGCGTGGAAAGAACGACTCGCCGATAGTGAGCCGGCCGTGAAAGTAGCCCGTCTCCCCGTACCAATGGCCGCCGCCCACACGCCCGGCCCGGTGCGGCTGCCTGACGGCCGCGAAGGGCACGTCACGCGCACCGGCATCATCATCGGTCTGCGGGCCAAACCGCGGCCCCCTGAGATCGGCAAGCACGCCGAGATCATCCAGTCTGTACTACTCCACAAGGTGAACCGATGATTAAACTGCTCGACGACCTGCTCATCGAAGCAACTTGCAACCCAAACGTCCCAGGCTCGATCGTCGCTGGCCTGCGCGAAGCCGTCAGCCTGGCGCGGCGCGGTAATGGCAACCCCGCCGGCACGCCCGGCGCGAAAGTCGATCTGTCGAGGCTCGACGCGTGGCCGCAGGAAGCCGAGCCGGCCACTGTGCGAGTGGCGCGCGACGACATGCTGCCGCCACCGTTTGACACCCAGGAAGAGGCGCAGCGTGCTGCCGGCATCTGGCCCGCGCCGCAACCGGTGACCTGCCAATCGGCCCTCGACGAGATGGTCGAAGCGGCAAAGACGTGGCGGCAACCTGAATTCGCCTACACGACTGGCCACGCTGACGCGATCCCGAAGGTCTCGCAGGTGCGACGCTGGGCCGTGCCGACGGCAGGCACCAAGCCCACCAACCCGAAAGACGCCGCGGCAACAGGCCGCGTGCCCCTGGGGCTGCTCAGCCCGATCGCCAAGGCGCATTGGGCACTTGCCCAGCATTGCGGGCGGGTCAAGTACGGAGCCTGGAACTGGCGCGAGGCGGGCGCGCGGGCCAGTATCTACCTCGACGCCATCGGTCGCCACGCTGACGGCTACCTGAGCGGCGAGACGCACGACCCGGCCGACGGCACGCACCACCTGGGCAACATCATGGCGTGCTGTGCGATCCTGCTGGAGGCCGAGGCGGCGGGCAAACTTGTGGACGACCGGCCGCCGCACCTCGACATGCGCCCGACCTATGCCGACGTGGAACGCCGGCAGGCCGACATCACCGCGAAGTACGCGGATCGCAACCCGAAGCATTGGACACGATGATGACCACGCACGAATTGAAGCTGTGGACGGTGTTCTTCGAGGACACCTACCGTAAACCCTTCGAGTTGCGCCGCAACGACCGGGGTTTCAAGATCGGTGACCGGCTGCACCTGCGCGAGTGGGACCGCGAGACGCGGACCTACACCGGTCGCGAGTGCATGCGCGAAGTCATCTACGTGCTGCCAGAGGGCTCGCCAGGTCTGGCCGACGGCTTCGTCGGACTCGGGCTCGGCCCGTGGACAAGTGCTCAACAAAGGAACTGACGCAATGAACGAACTCGACGCCCTTCCGGGCCTGATCGCCGTCACACCAGTGGGCAGCCGCGTGACGTGCAACCCGCCGCCCACTGACACTGATCTCGACCTGCTGGTGCTGGTTGACGAAGCCAAATGGGACGCGGCGCGGGATATGCTGTCGCTTCTCGGCTTCGAGCACGACGGCTCGGACATCAGCGATCGCCACGACTTCGTGTTCGACTCGTCGTTCCGGTCATACTCACGAGGTGAGGTGAACGTCATCATCACGGTTGACGACGACTTCCACGCGCGATTCCTCGCCGCGTCGTCCGTCGCCAAACGGCTCAACCTGATGCAGAAGGAAGACCGCGTGGCGTTGTTCCAGGCCGTGCTGTACGGCAACCAGTGTCTGCCATGAGCAACGCCGACATCCCGCCAATCGTCCAGCTCCAAGCCTTTGTTGACTTCGAGCGCGAGCAGAGCCCTGAGCTAACGCATATTGCCGAGTGGGCGCTGAACGAGATCGGGCTCCTTCGCGAAGTGCACGAGGCCGCCCGGCAGTTCTTGCGCTACCGCGGCATCGACAAGGAACGGAAAGACGCGGCGCTTGTGCGCCTGGCCAATGCCACGGAAGCCGTGAAGGACTACGACGCAACATCATGACCCCGCAATACCTAATCGAACTCGCCGACCTGGCGGACCCTGACGAACTGTGGCACCTCGGCTGGGAAGCGCAACGCGACACCGGCGTAGCGTTGCGCCGAGCTGCGGCGCATCAGCAACGGCTGCAGGAAGCGCTGGCCGAACGCGAAAGCCTGCTCCTGACGCCGTTATCCACGTGTGGGGTGGCGTCCGCTGTGGTGCCGACACCAAAGAAGCACGCCAAGCTGCGGCGCACGGATGGCCTATGACCCCGGCACCCAAGGCCGGCGATACGGCTCGCTGTGGGAGCGGCTCATGGCCAACACGGCCAAGCCCGACAGCGACAACGGCTGCTGGTGCTGGACGGGCCGCAAGCGCTCCAGCTACGGATACGGGCGGTTCAACTTGTACGTGCCCGAGTTGGCCCGCAACGTCCCGCTCACGGCACACGTGGCGTCATGGGTGATGCTGGAGACGGGCATCACCGCGCCGTACCCTTTGCACTTGGCGTGCCTGGAGCTGCGGCACAGCGGCTTGCAACTCGACCATCTGTGTGAGACCACCAAGTGCATCAACCCGGATCACCTGGACCTTGTGACGCCGAGGCAGAACGCACAACGGAGATACCGAAGATGAACGAACCGAACCCCTGGCGCGACGCCATCATCGCGGCCTACACGAGCCGCGGCTATCGCCCGTTGGCTGACATGACCCCTGACGACTTGCTCAACGACTTGCTACGCGAGGTGGCCGCTGCGGCCTCTCATGATGCCCGGCAACAACTTGGCGCTCTGGCGGGACTCGCCGACCAACTGGTGCATACGGGTCTGGCCATCCGGGCTGCCCAGCAGCCAGAGGACCGCAACGACGTGGCGCTGTCATACCGCGAGGACTCGCCACGCGTCCGCGAAGACACAATCCCGGCCATTGACGGCTGGAAGATCGGGTGCACGGTGCAATCGCGCTACCGCAACTGCGAAGACGAGTGGCGCGACGTTGGGCTACCAGGTCATCCGTGTACACCGAACTTCATGCACCCGCTGATGGAATACCGAGTAAAGCCCGGAGAGTTGGTGTCGTTTTGTGGAGGCCAGTCCGTGATCTTGTACGAGCCGAACCCGCCGCTCAACTGGGACGAGCAGTGATCATCTTGATCTCCGATTCCCTGCGCAGCACCAGCCCGCGCAAGACACGCCCGCCGCCGCGCACCCAGCGCCGCAGCTCGTCCGGTACGGCCGCCCAGTCACCGGCGTTCACGCGCCGGCGCAGCGTTGACGCTCGCAGCGACCCGGCGCCCAGGTTGAACGCGAAGTCGGTCAGGGCCGCCAACCGGCCGCCGGTGAGCCCGGGGCACAGCGCCAGCGTCTGCGGCATGTAGACCCGCTCCAACTGCAGCGCCAGCATTCTCTCGGCAGCGTCGCGCGTAATGGGCGGATCGCTCAGCAGCACCGGCCGGCCGTCGAGGTAGTGCGTGGCCCCGTAGCCGATCGTGGGCACGCCGGCCGGGCACAGGTAGGGGGTCAGGTGCAGCCCCTCGAACCGCCGGCACAGGGTTGCGGCCAGATCGACGGCATCACTTGCCACGCTTGCCCAAGCTCCGGTCTGCCAGGTAGATCCCGAGGGCTGCGAAGGCCACGTTCGCCGTGGCTTCCGACAGGGCGAACGCCCCAAACTCGGCGGCCGTCAACATTGCCACCGCCCACGTGGCCACGCCAGGCCGGATCGTCGCGTTCCAGGCATCGACCCATGCCACGCCCACCGGCCGGCCGGTGGCCTGCACAGCATCGCGCCACGCCTCGCCCTCGACGCGCCCGAGATCGGCTTCCGCCTGCACCTGGATGGTCTTGGCCCCCAGCTCGGCCTGCACCCTGATCGCCTCCAGGTTGCGCGCGTGCTGCGCGGCGTCGCACTCGGCCTGCAGGCGCAGGCGCTCCAGCTCGAAGCGATGATCCTGCCGGGCGGTGAGCCAGGCCGACACCTCACCCCAGACCATGCGGAAGGCCGAGCCACCCAGGAACGACAACAGGGCGGACATCATCGCCGCGCCCACGCCGGCATGCCGTGCCGCCACTGCGGCCAGGTAGCCAGGATCCAGGCCCCAGCGAGCCCCACAGCGACCCAGCCGGCGAGCCCAGGGTCCCGCCCCATCAGCGCCCACGCCATCGCCCACAGCGCCGCGCCGAAACCGGCCAGGTGCGGCAGGATCGCCGCGGCACGCGTCGTCCACACCTGCATCATGTCGAGCCGGCACACGTAGGCGCCGGCCACCAACGCGGCGATCACGCCGAGCATCAGGTTCATGGCTTCCCCCTCCCCACCAAGTGAACGATGCGTTCCGCCGCAGCACGCACTACGGCGGGTGTCATCTCGATCGCGACACGCAGCGCAGCCGGCCCGAGCATCGCGACGCCGCATGCGATGGCGCACTGCGCGGCCAGCGGTGCGGCAAAGGGCGGTACGTGCTCTGCGACGTACCAAGCCGACACCACAGGGGCGATGGGCGTCAGCAGGGCCGCCAGGGCGATGGCGGGACCTCGGCCGAGGCCCGGGGTCAGGATGAGCCCGACGCCCGCCCCGAGGCCCGCCGTAACCACCGCGGCGGGGTGCACGCCGAGAGTCGCGCCGGCCGCCACGACGACCGCCACCCACGCAGCCGTTGCTGTTGCATCGCTCATTTCCGCACGCCCCTTCGGTAGATCGCCAACACCACACCGGACGCCACGAGGGCGCCCAGCAAGCCAAAATCATAGCCGGCCCGTGCGCTGCACATCGCCGCACCCTGGGGCACATGCCACGGCTCGAAGATGTACCAGATGGGGCAGATCGCCCCCTGGGCCTCTTCCCACACCGCGTAGGCCGCCGCAAGCATTATCGGCCCCGCCACGCGCCGTAGCCAGTGCCGGACGATGATGCACAGCACCGCCATATGCACGAGGCTTTGCACGGCACCCAGCGACTTGGACACGAGTCCGCGCACGTCGGCCGGGGCCAGCCAAGGGGCGTAGTAGCGCACCACAGTCAGCGCCACCAGACCCAGGGCCAGACCCGCCACCGCCCTAGAACGGCTCGGCGGGGCCACCGCCGCCCCCGCCCAACGCACGCAGCGTGGCATCCAGCGCGGCGCGAGCCTTGCCCGGCGGAACGTAGGCGCGGACTCGGCGGACAGCGTGGAGCGCGACGCAGTATGCGGCGGCGGTAATAAAAACGGTTGTCAGCATTATGTTCCTTAGCTTACGACACGATTGCCGCGGGGGATGCGATTCGGTGTTTTCATATCTGAGTCCTTATGCGATTGTGCCGAACGCTTTCCACGTGCCAGGGGTCCCGCCAGCAGTGCAAACGTACCCTATAGGCCCGCCAGACACTGGATTGTAAACCCGCACCTCGTCACCAACAGCCCATGTCCCAGCAGTAGGCACTTCGGTCGTCCTCCCAATTCCAGACTCTGGCCGTGGCAGTACGATCCTGTTTTTTCCTTTTGCGAGCAATGTTTGCCCCATGCCAAAGGCATCTAGATTGTAGCCGTGCGTCATCATCATGGATACCTGCGCGTCTGTCGTATATCTATTGCCCTGTTCATGCAATTGAATATCGGTAACTTTCAGTTTTGCACCAGCTACTGCAGATGAATTTACAATAGTTAGCCGCAACACTTGCCGATAAAACCCAAAGTTAGCAAAGAACGGTATATAGACGCGCCTAGATGGCTGGCCGGCCGTTGTGCTCAGCTTCATCGGGTACGAAGGTTGATAACTCACCTGCAAATCCGCGCCCGTGTCCTTTGATACGACAAACTCATATGACCACGAAGAGGCATCGCCTACGAGTTCGTAGATGAACGAAAATACATAAAGCGAATTGCGCTGAAAAAGCGTCGTAACATCGTAGCGCAGCATTTCACTTCCAACTGTCGCCAACGTATATTCATATCCACCCGAAATGGCTGTCGCTGGTGTATTTATTGGTGCCGGGAGTGTTACGGCCGTTGTTGGATCCGGCAGCGGCAACCCATCGACATACACATTGCCTACGCCAAAAGGAGGCACTTTGTATTGGCAGTTGCTTATTTTAATTTTGACAACAGTACCGGTTGACACAAGGGGCGTTACTTTGTCATCAAACTTAACATTGCCGATAAGAACCGTGCCTGATGATCCACCAATCTGAAACCCCACACTGTTTGTATCGTTTATATATCCGTTCACAACCTCCAATAACCCACCGTCTTCATACCATACAGCAGTGCGCACGGCGGCCGATCCGATGCACTCCAAATTAGCAATTCGCACTTTGTTCGCCAGTGTTTGCACGTACGGATACTGACACGTATCAGTCAGCAAATTTGCAATATCAGCCCACAGGCCGGAGTCAGATTGCCATCCTACTAGCCTACCGTAAACAAACACTTTGCCAGTCATGCAACCGTCGATGCGATACATTAAAAAGCCCGTGCCGTTGTTAAACTTCCATGTCCCTAGCGCAGTCGCTCCTGGGGCTCCAGCATACGGGAAATCCGCAAAAAACGGCCAAAAATGCACGCTATCTAAATAACAAACATCGTAGCAATCGGAAGCCGTGAACCCCACGTAAAGTGGGTCTCCTTGAATTTGTTCTACTCGCCACCTGCCTGCGTTGTTTAGCCTAATACCCTTGTAACTATTTACAAGAGATACATTTCTTATTTGTATATTGTCGTGCGACACGCCAGATGTGGGTGTTGATATCGTATATCCAAACTGTACCGGATTCGCCTGTACCACGCCGGACAATTCCATATTTTTATCTACCTGCCCGGGATAGTAAAACATTATCCCTTCAATCGCAGAAGAATATTGCATTTCAACTGCGTGATTGTCGTCGCCAGCGCCCCAATCAATAAAAAAAGTTGTCGCACCGGTCCAATGACCATTACCGGCGTTTGACAGCCACGTTTTACCCTTTATTTTGACAAAACTTTTTACAGTTAACTTACTAGTAAGTCTAAACCTGCCGTCCGCAATTATTTCTCCGCCGCCGTAGGTATTGCTGGCATCGTCGATGGCGGCTTGTATCGCAGAGGTGTGGTCAAGAACAGGAACTAGATTTTTTGCGTCCGCTATCAATGCCGGCGTCATGTAATCGTAGACATTCATGACGCGTGAATTTACTTCATGCTGTGTAGTGGCTACCGTCCCAGTGGCGACACGCTTTACTGCCATCAGCGCATCACCATTGCTCGCGCCGGTGGGGTCTGCGAGATCTGCTCGCGTCACGCCCTGCTCAGGGCGCCAGTGCGCCGACAAGTCGCCCGCGAACGTCGCCCCCGACGTGTGAGTGTTTAGCGCGATATACCAGGTGCCGGATTCGAGCACCAAATCTCGCGGCTGGTAAACCGTCGCAGTCGCCCACGGCCCGCGCGGATTCAGCGCGGCAAAGCGCGCCATGACGCCCGCAGCGGTAGACCGCTCGACGCCGAGCCGATCGACATAAGTGAGGGCAGTACCGGTCGCGATCTCGTCCAGCTTCTGAACGTTGAAAACAAAATCGGACACATCCGATGACGGTACAATGGTAGTGGTGGTCATATTCAATCGGCCTCGTAAATTCGTGGATCGTAGTTTGCCAGGGTCAACGTGACATTGCCATTTTTGCCGGTAGGGCGCAACGGCGGGACGACGGTGTAGAGGCCGGCGGCACTTAGTTCCGCGGCACTCAGGCCCGGCCCGAACGCGTACCGACTGCCAAGCTGGCGCGTCGGCCCGGCCACGTAGACGCCAGCCGGCGCAGCCGTGGCCAGCACGCACCCGCCGCCGGCAGCCGGGGTGCACAGGATGGGTGAGCCCAGCACGCGGCCGTCCACACCTGTGAAGACGATCCGGCCGTCCGGCTCGCCCCGGAAGTCGAGTGGTTCGCTGGTGGTGACGTTGAGCCCGTCCAGCGCCAGCACCTCGCCGGCCTGCAAACCGTCCTCAGCGCCGCCAAAGTCGGCGGGGTCCACCCAGCGCACCAGCGACAGCGGCGCGAGGGCCTGGGCCTCTGCAAGAGCCGTGTCGGTCACCGTCGTGCGCTGGTACAGCAGGCGGCGCGCTTCGAGGTCGGCCCGATTCTGCGCCTGCGCGGCAGTCGTACAGCCCGACAGCTTGATCTTTAGCGGATGGACAGGCGTGCCTACCACAACAGCACCCGTGGCTATGCTCAGTCGGATGTAGGCGCGGGTCTGCTGGGTCGTCTCGTCCACGTACTCAACCTCAACGCCGTCCATGGCCTTGGGTAGGTAGGCTGAGTAGCTCATGGCCGACTCGCCGCCGGACGCCAAGGTGCGGTAGTCGAGCTGCAGGTCCACCACACTGCGGGCCTGGTCGCGCACCACGGACCATTGCGTGCCATCCCGCCAGATCGTGCACCGCGCCGTATCGGCGATGCGCTGCATGCGTTCGCCGAGGGACACGTCAGCGTCGTCGAGGCTCCCGTCGTACCGCAGCAGGGGCGAGGACTCGCCGAACTCCGCGTTGACGGCCGCCAGAGCGTCGGCGTCGAGCTGCGCCATGTCGTTGCCTGCGATGTGCCAGACGTGCGCCAGGGCCCTGGCGAAATTGCGCGACGCACTGGGAGTGACTGCGGTCAGGGTGCGCACGTGGCGCTGCCAGCGCATGTTGTACTTGCGGTCACCGAGCCCGGCAGAACCCTCGACAGCCTTCGTCGCGATCCTCATGATCGTGCACGCCGGCAGGGTCTTGGCTGCCGAGTAGCGCACCGCCGATGCGAGCTCCAGTTTTACCACGTCGGCGCCGTCACCGGATACCTGCACGGATAGCCGAGTGAACTGAATCTTATACCGACCGGTCCCGCCGCTTGGCGTCACTTTCTCAGTATAGAACCGCTGGTCGTAGGTGGCGGCCGTGTAGGTATTGGTCTGGCTTTGCCGCGTGCCACCGATCTCCGCGCCGGCACCGTCGATCTGCCACCATTCAGCCTTAACCTGCACGGAGCCCTGCAGACCACGCAGGAACGCCAAATTCCACCAGATACGCGGAGCGGATATCGGGAGCGTAATCGGCCCAACAGTCGTTTTCGTGGACCCGTAGGGTAGGATCGAGAATGATATGCCGCCCTCTGATAATGGGCCGCCTGCCCAAACGCTACTCGAAAACGTAAACGTCGCGGTGCCGCTGGCCACAACGACAGCTAGGACCGCGCAGTCCGCATCGAAAATCCCGGCTGAGTATGTGAAATTTACGTGGGCAATGCCGCTTGGCACAAGGCTTTTCAGATTTGCCAGATCCGTCCCGTCCGGGATTGCAACGGTGAAGAACGAATCCCCGTTATTGGCCGAGAACGCCCCTGTTTTTGTCAGCGTGGCGAACACTACTGCGTATGGCAATTCTTGCCCGCTTACGTCTGGGCTCGCAAACTGCTCATACACGTCGGTTATTGTGGTTGCGCCGAATTCGTATACGCCACCCACTGGTGTGGGCTCGAATAGCGCATAGCTCGCGCCGCTGATATCGCCGATGGGAGTCTCGGCATATTGAACCGAGGTGACGTCACCCTTTCCGCGGCTCAAGCAAAGCCACTCGGTTATTTGCTTGACGTTTGAGACGTACTCAACGACAGACGGCTGAATAAGATCTGGCCAGATGCGCCGATACCCGTACACGTCGGGCACGCCCTGGTACGCGCGCACGACGTTGGTTTGCGCCGTCAGGGAGTTGTTGGGCGAGTCCTTTCCAGTGAACGCGCCGTTTGCGGCGGCCTGATTCTGTCGCCCCAGGCCGAACGGCTTGAGCACCGCATTAACCACCGAGCCTACCAGCCGAAACGCACCCCTAACGGCCGACTCAGCCGGCCGCCGCACCAGGTGCACAGCCATGCCGGGCACCGGCGGCACGTCCAGCCGCGCGTCCGTCAGCGGGTCCACCACCGCACCGTCGATGCGCAGCTCGCAGTCACTCGCGCCACCCGGCCATGCCGCGGCGATCTGCTGCTGCAGCGCAGAGGCCTCGCTCAGCGGCACCGAGCGGGGCGGGTCAGTCGGTAGGTGAAGGTGCATGCAGATGCCGATAGTAGCGGATCCGCCCGTACACCCGGGCAAGCGCGCGCAGGCGCGTGACGCGCACGTTGCCTGGCTGCCCCGGGCGCCCCTCAGCGTGCAGCACGCGGTCGCAGTCCAGCATCACGCCGCAATGCGTCGGCGAGCCAGCGCGCCAGGCCATCCAGCACGTGGCGCCGGCCTCCGGGCCCGGCAGTTCCTGCCACCCAGTTGATGCCGCGAAGCCGGCCGCAATGTCGGTCTGCGGCACGTCACCCAGCTCGACGCCGAGCACTTCACGGTGCCAAAGTACGATGAGGCCATAGCAGTCCATGGCCTGCCAGTCCGCGCGCCAACGCGCCCATGGAAGGCCCACGGCACGGGCGACGAACTCGGCTGGCGTCATAGCACCTGCAGCCCGGTCCACACGGCTGGGTCATAGATGAGCGTGGCGGGCCGGCGCATGGGGTTGTCGTCTGTAGCCACGACTTGCACGGCATCCGGGGTGATCGTCACGCCGCCCTGGTCCGCGACGTACAGTTCCCATGTCACTTCCGGCGCCGCGGTGTCCCCCAGGTAGCGCGCGTAGGTGCAGGTGATCGGCGCGACGCTGCCGGCCGCCTGGATGAGCCGCAACTGGCGCTTGAACTCCGCCCCCACGACGGCGCGCGGGAAGGACAGAGTGAGGCGCACTTGCCCGCCGGCTTGGTCGGGCTCCTTGACCTGGCCTGGGACCGGCGTGTGCACGTGGCCGCCCAAGGTCACGGGGGCAAACTGATCGATCACCAGACGGATCGGCGCGCTGAACGCCGGGTGCGCGAAGGTCAGCGCCTCGTACTCTGGAAGCGGCGGCTTGGTGGTCCAGTATTCGCGCTTGTCCATCAGGCCCCCGGCATCTCTTGCGTGACGCCCCGGTCAAGCGCCAGCATCCAGGCCCGCCAGTCGGGCAAGCCGACTATGACGCTGGCTGCCTCAGCGTAGCCGGCTGGCGTGACCAGTGCGCGGGCCATTATCGTCGCTTTGTAGCCCCACGTCTGGCCGACCTCGGTCACCGGCAGCAGCCCATCTGGCAAGAACCGGCAAGTGTGGGTGACGATGCCGAACTCGGTGCGGATCGGCAAGGTGAACTCGTCCACCCCGCCATTGAGAAGCTCGTCGAACCACAAGCGGAACACGATCGCTTCGTCGGTCGTGAAGCGGAACTCGATGTCCCAGAAGACCGGCACGTCGGTCCCGATCGGCTTGACGTAGGCATACCCGCGGCGCGGCTCTGCGACGCTGAACCGCGCCGGCTGTGTGCGGCTCTTGCCGGTGCGCAGCAGCGTGCGGATGTGGAGCGGGTAGGCGATGGCCATGGCGCGAGTCTACAGCCGGCCCTGCACGTTGCTGGAGCTGGTCAGCGCAGACCACACCGGGCCGCTGTTGTTGCTGATCTGGTCCACCAGGTCGGCCATGACGAGGGTGGCGGTGTTGCTGGCGCTGTCGTAGCTCTGCGACTCGACGCGTTGCGGCGTGCCCGTGTTCTGGATGATGATCGTAGGTGCCTTGCTCCCGCCCAGGCCGTCGGCCGGCACGACGTTGCCTGCCTGCGTTGGCATCATGTACTGCCGGCCGTTGGCACCGACAAACATCTCCGGGGCGCCGGCCTCGTTGATGCGGTACGTGCTGCCAGCACTGGCAGGCCCACCGGTGAGCCGGCCGCCGCCGTAATTCGTGCCGCTGATGGTGCTGATGATCCCCGATGTGGCCGCCACAACGGCGCCAATGGCGGGGATGTTGGCTGGGAACGGCAGCGCGGCAGCGCCGGCAATGCCCTGCTGGATCTTGATGATCGACTCGGCGATGGCGAACGCCTTGGATGCTGCGAAAAGGGTCTTGTACAACGCGTTCTGCTTGCCCCCGAACTTCTCAACCAGACCCGCCGCGGCATCGAGATTGCTGGAGTAGCCCGCGAGCGTGTTGGCGTGAATGCTGGCAATGGCCGAGGCGGTGTGTTCCTCCAGCGCGACGCGCGCCGCCGCGTAAATCTCTTCGTTCGCACGGTCCCTCTCGGCCGCGGCCGTCAGCATGTCGCTTTTGGTCTGCAGCTCCAACTGCAAGCGCCCGATCGGATCGTCGGCGAGCTGGATCTCTCTGGCCATCGCCAAGTCCTTGGCCTGCTGCTCGCCGCGTCGCTTCGCCGAATCCGCCTCAGCCTGCTCCATCCGGGCCAGCGATGCCAGCAATTCGTCCTCGGCCTTGGTCTGCAGCTCCAGCCGTTGGGCCGCGGCCTCCTGCTCGATGAGGTTGACGGCCTGGGCCGCCTGGGCACGGCTGATCTTGCCCGCCTCAAGCAACTCGGCGTTCTTGCGCAACGCCTCACGCTCGATGGCGTCCACGCGGGCGGCGCCTTCGAGCGTTGCCTTCTCCAGCCCGGCCAGGTAGCCCTCGGCGTCGAACTTCGATGCGGCCGGAGCGTCTGCACCTGGGGCCCGTACAGGCTTCTTCGGGCTCGTGTCGGCCGGCCCGACCATGCCGCCGCCTTCGTCACTAGCGGCCACGCGGAACATGGCCTTCTCGATGTCGGCCGCGATCTTCACCAGTGCGTCGCGCTTCTCTTTCAACTCCGTGATACGCGTGTCGGTCAGGGGGCGCCCGCCGCCCATGCCGCGGCCCGACTGCAACTGCCGCGGCATCGAAAGCTCACGATCGATGAGCGCCATTGCCTTCTGTGTTTCGACAAGCTGCCCTTGCAGATCCGCGGTGGCTGATTCGCTCGACTTCTTCAGAGCCGCGGCAATGCGCGCCGCGGCTCGCTCTGAGGTTGCCGCGGCGTCGTTGGCTTTGCCGGTGATGACATCCCAATTCCAGGCGATCGTCACCAGCGCGGCGACGGCAAGGCCGATGGGGCCGCCAAGGCCCGCCATGACCGCGCCGAATGCCCGCCCCGCTGTGGCGGCCACACCGGTGGCCACAGATAGCGCTGTTTGCGCAGCCGTGAGCGATGCCGTCGTGCCGGTGAGCATGAGAGCCGCGGCATTGGCGGCATTGGCGGCCACGGCGCTGGCGGTGTAGGACGCGATCACCGCCTGCACGGCCGACACCAAGCGCACGGCCAGCATGCCCGCCAGCAACGCAGAACCGACCTCTACGACGGTCATAGCCTTGCTCATGACCTCCGACCCGGTGGACAGACTGTTGGCCAGCGATTGCACCGCCTCTGCGCCCTGGCGCAGGAAAGGCAGGAGCTGATTCCCGATGGCCTGCCCCGCCATCTCCAGCGAGCTGCTCATGCGCTTGATGGCCGCGTCATACGTGTCGGTGTTGATCGCGGCCTGCTCGTACGCCGTGTTCGTTCCGGTGAGCTGGCCGGTCAGCGTCCTGATGGCGCCTGCTGAGCCAATCAGGGCTTGGGCCGCGTTGACGTTCTCCAAGCCGAACATCTTCGTAAGCGCAGCGCTGCTCAGGTTCTGCGCGTCAAGCGCCTGGAGCGCACCTGCCAAGCCCACGATCGACGGCTTCAGTCGCTTGTCGGTGTCGTTCTCCAACTTCAAGATCACGTTGCGGAGCGATGTGCCCGCCTCGCCGCCCTTGATGCCGCCTGCCGCCAGCGCCTGCAGCGCGGCGTTGGTTTCCTCGAATGACACCTTCGCCGCCGCCGCTGACACAGCGCTGTTTTTCAGCGCGATTGCGGTATCGGCAATCTCCGAAGCGCCGAACTTCGCACCGGCCGCCAGGACGTTGACGAAGCGGGCCGCCTGGTCCGCCCCGACACCGAACTGATTGAGGGCCAACGTGACAGCCTCGGCCGCCGCTGGCAACTGCATGCCGGAGGCCTCGGCCAACGCGATCGCCTCTTTGGTGACCGCCGTCAGCGCACCGGCCGTATTCAACAACTCAGGCTTCGCGGACGCGATGAGCTTCATGGCCTCCACAACCTGGCCGCTGCTGGCGGTGCTGTTGCGGGCCAGCGCTTTTGCCTCATCGCTCAGTCGCACGAGCCCTTCACCCGCCACGCCGGTGATGGCGCTCAGGTCGGCCAGGGTCTTTTCGTAGGCACGGGCAGCGTTGACCGAATCCCGGATGACACTCGCGATCGACATGGCCGCGGCCAGCCCGGCCACGGCGGACGCCGCTGCTGTGAACGCAGTGGTAAGCCCGTCAAGCTCGCGACGTACCTTGCGCGACCCGTCGAGCATCTGCCCGGTTTCGAGCGTGACGTCGTAGTAGATCTCTCCGACTTTTTCAGCCATCGCGCCGCCCGTCCAAAAGCGCCATTGTCGCCTCGTACTCTTCGCGCGACGGCGGGCCGCCGGCCTGGGGTGGGAACTTGGCGAGCATCAGGCTTTGGAACTCGCTCATGGACATTGCGCCGGCCTCGGCCGCTGACACACCCAGGTGCACGCGCGCCGCTGCGATGTAGGCCGCCGGGTCGAACTCCTGCGCGTACTCACCGGCCGGGCCGCCGAGCTGCGGCGTGCCGGCGATGCCGTGGCGCATGAGGTGGCGCGCGAGGATCACCTGCTCGACCTCGGGAATCAGGCCCGGGCGGTGCGTGGGCGTGTCGCCTGCCAGCTCGACCCAGCCCAGCAGCGGCAAGCAGTCCTCCTGCTCGCACAGCACGCCCAGCACGTAGCGGGCGGCCATGCCCGGCGCGGGCCCGTGCAGCTCGGCGTACAGCGCGACGATCTCGCGCGGCGTGCCGAGGTCAGCCAGGCGCGCGAAAGCCGGCGCGAACGTCCATTCGCCGCCGGCAGTCGTGGCCCGGGTGTAGCCGTGCGCGATGAGCACGAGGGCTCAGAGGTTGAACAATTGGACCTTGAGCGTGCTTGCGCCGGTGATGTGCACCACGCCGGTCAGGTAGGCCGAGATGCTGCGCAGCATCACGCCCACGGATAGGCCCGCCCCGACAACGACGGCATAGCCCCCGGCCAGGTTCAGGGCCGGCGCGCCCGGGAAGTTGACCGTGCTCACCCCGTCCCCGTCGATGGTGGCCGTCAGGCTCCCACCGGTGGTGTTGGTGAACAGCAGGAGTTGATTTTTCGTGGGGTCGTAGGTGATGGTGTCGTCGGCGCTCAGCGTCGTGATGGCGGCTGCAAAGCTGCCGTTGACGTTGGCATTGATGCTCGAAATGGCGGCCATGTGTCAGGCTCCTGGTCAGGTGGCAGTGTAGGTGCACGCGCCGTTGCTGGTGGCGCTGATCGACCACGTAGCCGCGTCGGCGTGAGGGAACTCGGCCGCGAACTCCGTGATCATGAAAGGCCCAACCGTGAAGCTGCCGTCCGGCTCGGTGAGCCGGAGCCACGCCTTCGGTTGGTACTGCGTGCCGCTGGGCGGGCTCATGAAGTGGGCGCGCAACGCCTTCTGACCGCTCACGGTCTCGCCGTAGGTCACGCCGTCGCCAGAGAACTCCATGCCGAAGAACGTCGCGAGCATCTCTTTGCTGTTGCCGGCGCTGGTGTCGGCCGTGGCGTCCACGGTGTCCCACGTGCCCGTGAGCGACTTGCCGCGCATGGCGCCGAGACGGGTCCAGGTCAGGCTGCCGACCGTGGCGGTTTCGTCTGCGAGGGAGAACTCAACCGCAACGTTGCGGCCGACGAATTTGGGGGAGGGCATATGGGGGTCCTCAGTCGGTGATGGTGGAGACGGACATCTCGAAAACGGTACGCCCGTCATCAGTGGCCATGAAAACGGGCTCGCCGGCCTGCAGGTGCATCACCGCCTCTGAGCCCGGCCAGACGCGCAACGCCTCAATGATACTGCCCGCTGCGGTGTCGGCGATGGTGCTGGCGTCGGTCGCTCCGGTGATGATGGCGAGACTGAACAGCGGCCGGCGCACAACCTCCGCGCCCGCGCCGCCGACCGGCCGCACGACGATGTACCGGCGCGACTGGTCGGCGGGATCGTCGCGCCAGCGGCCGAACTGGATCACCCAGCCGGTTGGGAAGGCGGCCTGCAGCACCGCGCGCAGGGCGTCAGAAGCGGCGCTCATGTCTTGATGCTCCCCTTGATCACGGCGCGGATGTTCGGCTCGGCGGTCTCGAAGCCGCGCTTCAGGAACTCCTTCTCGGCGCTGGCCCGGCGGAACGTCTGCTTGTTGTCGGGGTCGTGCACCGGCAGCGCGTACTCGGCGGTATAGCCCACGGTGCCAACGATGCGCGAGCCCTCCGCCTCGACCTTGCGGTATTGGCTGTTGAGAAGCGTGCTGGTGTCGATGGGCGTGAGAACGCTCGCTTCACTGGCGCCCAGGATCAAGGCCTTGCTCATGCCAGCCGCGGCCTTGCGTTGGCGCGAGTCGATGAACCGCGGCATCAGGTTGACGACGCGCGGCTTGCCGGCCATCACGTGGCGACCTCGTAGTCATCCGCCAGGCGGTCAAACGTGTCGGCGTAGCGCTGCACGCTGCGCACCTCAGCCGCACCGGCCGCCACCGGGTCGAGTGACGCGCTGGCGCCGATCACGATCCGGTCGCCGCGCTTGATGTCTGCCCGCTCGGTGTAGATGATCTGGCGCGTGGTGAACTCAACGCCCGTCGAGTCGGTGCGCCGCTCGGCCTTGGCGCTGTAGTCGCACGGCACGGCCTGTGGAGGCCCGTAGGTCACGGCGCCGGTCCAGTCGTCACGCCCCAGCAGCGCCCACAGGGTGGCCGTGGCGGTGTAGGACCAGGCGGCAGCGGCGCTCATCCGCACACCGCCAGGAACAGCGAGCCTACGGAGGGATCCGGGCCCACGATGTCGGTAACGGTGCCGGCGGTGTCCAGCTCGGACAGGGAGCGGCGCAGCACGGACAATGCCTTGTCGGAGTTCTTGAAGCTGCGCGAGGCCCCGGAGGGCGCCGCCTGCGAGTTGAGGCGGCGCGGGTCGCCGGCCGCCGCCACGATCGCAACGGCCATCGACTGCACGCGGATCTGCGTCGAGGCGCTGTAGCCCGCCGTCACCATGGCGGCCTCGGCAACGGCCACGTCCGCCACGGCGGCATCGACCAAGAACCCCGGGAGAACGATCCCCAGGGCCTGATCGAGGTAGGCTGCCGCCTGGGCCGACGTGATCATGTCAGCGCTTGGCCTTGGCCGGCGCGACCGCCTCGGAAGCAGCCGTCGGGACGCCGCCACCCGCTTCGAGCATGGCACGCAGCGCGGCGTTCTCGGCCTGCAGCGCCTCCATCGCCGCATCCGGCGTGCCCGGCCCGCCGCCACCTGCGACAAGACCTTCAGGCACGCGCGTGCACTTGCCGACGGCCCATGCCGGCACCGTGTCGCCCTCCAGCTCGACGACGCTGCCGACCTTCGAGCCCTCGGGCCAGGGCGCCTTGAGCGCCGTGATCGTCACTTTCATGCTCAGGTCCTCGTGTAGGCGGCGATGTGCGAACGGCTGTTCGTGTCGCTGCGGAACTGCGGGGCGGCCATGGCCATGACCGAGAAGGCATAGTCGTCCATCTCGTTGGCGCGGGCCTTGGGACGCGTGGTGATCGGCATGCCGGTGAGGATCGAACCCCACTCGCCGCTGTCGATGTTGTTCACCGCAATCACGTCGTTGGCAGCCAGCTTGCTGCACGGGACGATCTCGCGCACCCCGGCCACCGCCAGCATGCGCTGCAGGATCGTGCCTTGGTAGTTGGTGGCGTAGTCGGCGTTCGACGCATAGAACCAGTCGGCGTAGTTCAGGAACACCGTGGCCTGGCCGAAGCTGTTGTCGGCGATGAGCGACGCCAGCACGGTCTGGAACGCCGTCAGCCAGTTGGCGCCGGTGGTGCCGTTCAGGTTGAAGGCCCCGTACGTGCCGGAGTTGCGATCCGGGAAGGTCTTCAGGCCGTAGATGGTGCTGCCACCCACGACGATGGACGACAGGCCGTTGATGGCCATGTCCTCCAGCTTCTCGGCCACGGAGCGCTGATTGCCGGCCAGGCTGTCGGCCGCGCCGAAGCCCGCCGAGCGGGCCAGCACCGCCCACTGACGGAAGCCGAAAGCGGCCTCGCTGTGGACGATGGGCACCGGCGTGCCGGCGAACGTCACGGTGGCCTGGTCGGCCTTGCCGGGCCCGCGACCATCCATCGACACGTTGGTCTGGCCCGAGTCGCTCACCTTGGGGTAGAACGACACCAGGTCGGCCATGTCCACGGGGGTGGAGTTGCCCCGGGCGAGCCGGTTGAAGACGTTCAGCACGTCCCGCTGGATCATCGCGCCGCGGGCGTCGATGCGCCGCCAGGCGTCCAGGCCCACCGGCGCGGCGTTGCCGATCATCGTGCGGCCCGCCGCGGCCCGAGCGATCTCGGTCTCGCGGGCGTCGAAGATCTGACGCGGCACGTTGTGCGCGTCGATCTGGGCTTGATTCATGAAGCGCAGCATGCGGCTCCCCTTTTAAGGCTTGGTGTAGACGTTGGCGATCTCGACCTCGATGAGGTCACCGGCGCTTTTGGCACCGGCTTCACGAGCGAAGGCGACCACGATGTTCCCGGTCGAGGCTCCCGCCGCGCGGCCGGCAGCCGCAACGGTCAGCTCCTGGCCGAACGTGTAGGTGGCCGCCGCGACCGCTACGAGGTAGCGCTGGCCGGGCTGCAGCATGGCCGCCACACCGCTGTCACCGCTGGCGTAGGCCACGAGCAGTGGATTGGTCGCGGTGAAGAAGTCGGCCGACGCGGCGTAGTAGTCGCGGTTGATAAGCAGCCGCAGGTTGGGCGCGAACGCCGTCGCCTGGGTGAACGTGGTCGCACCTTCGGTGACGAACGTGCACGGCAAGTAGGCACCCGCGACGGTCTTGTCGCTGATGGTGTACGGGGTCCGGTCGGTCGGACCGAGGTAGGCGCGGGCGGGCATTACTTGGCCTCCTTCAGGTGTTCGTTCGGGTCATAGGTGGCGTACGGGTCCGCTCCACCGGTACCGCCGCTGTTGCCGGCCAGCACCGGGGCGGCCTTGCTCGCGGCTTTCAGCTCGCGCAGCCGGGTCAGGCCCATGGCGCGGAAGTCGGCGACGGTCAGCGAGGTGTTCACGGACAGCTCGGTGGCCAGCGCGGTCAGCTCGGCATCGGCCGCGGCGTTGGCCGCCAGCTCGACCGCCGCAAGCTTGGAATTGGCCGCGGTGAGGCGGTCCTCGACCGGCTTGGTCACGAGGGCGTTGTAGGCGGTCAGCAGCGCGGCATCGGTGAGCCCCGCAGTCTGCACGCCGGCTGCGGTCAGGGCCGCGAGGATTTGCTCTTTCACAGGATCGACTCCTTGGTTAGTGCTCACTTCTTCGACCTGGACGGCCGTTCCGGCCCACGACACGACGCCTTCGGACGAAACCGCGTAGTCCTGGCGCCAGTAGGTGCCCGCTTCATCGCGCCAGATGGCGTAACGAGTGTACACGTCCACGAGCCACGCCCCGGAAGGCATCGACGCGCCCAGGCCGTCCTCGATAGCGCGCAGGCTCAGCTCGCTGGTGTTGCCCAGCAGCTTGCGCACCCAACCCAGCAGGCCGGCGTAGCGCTTGTCTTCCGCCGTGGTGTCGATGCGGGCGGTCTCGACCTGCTCGGGCTGGCCGGCAGCATTGAGCCACATGCCGACACCATCGGCCGGCGTGCCGGCGCCCTGCTCGTGCAGCAGGATGGCGAGGTGGTCGTACTGGATGTTGGTCGCGATGCGCTCATACGCCTTGCCGCCGCTCGTGCCATTGGCGGTGATCGGCTCGCACAGCAGGCCGGTGCTCACGTGGATCGGCTCGACGCTGGTGCCCGCGATGGCGGCGTCCAGGCGCTCGACGATGGCCACGCCGTCGGGCATGGCGCGAGCCTGGGCCTCGTTCACTATGATGTCCACGAGGGTGCGCCCGCCGACGTGGCGGGCGTTGCGGCACGCACTGCCGACGTAGCTGGACAGCAGGGCGTCGCCGTTGGCGGCGCTGATGTATTGGCCGTCGGGGTTCTTCGGGTGCCCGGCCGGCGCGGGCTTGCCGTTGAGCGTTGGCGCCGACTTGGCAAGCTGGTCGCCCGGGTACAGCATGCCGTTCATCACGATGCCGTCCACCGCGCCGCAAACGTCCCGGATCGTGTAGGTCCCGCCGGTCTTGGAGACGTTGCGGGCGTTGACGGTCGTGACGATATGGACGCGCTGGATCATGGGCGCGAGTCTACAACAAAAAAAAATCCCGCCGAAGCGGGATGAAGGCTCGCTGGTCGAACCGGAGACAACGGGGAGACTGTAGACTAAATCTGAATGAGGGTCAAGAGCAACCTACACGATGCGCTTCAAGCCCGGCCAGTCTACCGCCACCGGGCCGCCGCAACGAACTTTCCGACGAACGGTATTGCCATAGCGCCCAACCGGCGCTATAGTCTACCCATCAACAAGGAGCGCAACATGGCCCCCGCCGACAAGCTCGCCAAGATCCTCGAAGTCCTGAACGCCGGCCGTACCGTGTTCATCGCAACCAGCCTGCGCATCACCAAGGTGACGGCAAAGGACCTGGCAAAGTTTGCCGCGATCAACCGCCCGCTGTTCAAGGCCGACGCCACGTCCCTCTACATCAGCGCCGGCAAGCGTTACGATTGCATCGACTTCTGCCGCATCACCGTCCGCTGAATCATGGCCGCCCAACACATCAAGGACGCCCCGCACAAAGGGGCGTATGCGTCCTACCTGAGCAAGCTCCGCGCCGCATGCTCGGCTGACCCGGACGGCTGGGCGATGGACCACATGAGCGGCTGGCCCTCCACGCGCAAGCCGCTGCAGCAGATCCGCCGAGAGGCCCGGGGCGCGCTGGACCGCCGCATCAACGCCCGCGGGGGCGACCTGGCCGCCAATGCGCCGATGGATTGGGACTTGATCCGCGACGCGCGGGACCTGGATGACCGGTTGCGCCGTCGCGTGCGGATCTACCAATGGCGCACCAGACTCATGCGGCGGCGCTTCTCGCACCTGCTGGCATCGCGCGACGACTAAACCGACGAACGGTATTGCACTGGCGCACGGTGGGCGCTATAGTCTACCCATCGACACACCAACTGGAGCGCGACATGACACATGACCTAAAGAACGGCTGGACCGCGAAACGCAACGGAAAGGGCTTCGACGTTTTCCGTTATGGCGTGTTCCAGTTCTACTCGTGCCGCCTGAAGGCCGCCAAGACGGAAATTGCCAAGGTCCCAAAATGACCCCCAACCTCTTGCACACCGCAATCGCGCAACTGGCCGCCCACGGCCGCGTCGATCCCGAGACGTACAGCGACCTGCACACCAGCGCCCGGCGCACGCTGGCCCAGCAATTCGGCGTGCGCCCCTGCGGCACCGTGCCGTGGCCGGCCGACGCACGGCGGGATGCGACCGTCGAGCTGTACCTGATGGAGACCGGATCGTGACCCAGAACCAATACGATGCATTGTGCGATCTTGACCAGACGCACAGCCGCGTGAGTTTTGCGACTGACCACGCCGAACTGTTGGCGGGCGGCCCACTCGACGCGCCGGAGTACATCGAGACGGGGTACATCGTGGCGTTTGTGGATTCGTTCGATCGAACGGGGGTGGAGACGAAGCGGGTACACCGCACCAGGTGGCCGCTCGCCTGACTTTCCGACGAACGGTATTGCACTAGCGCACGGCGGGCGCTATAGTCTATCCATCGACACGCCAACCAGGAGATGAACATGAACGCCAGTCAACTTTTCGCCGACATTGACACCGGTTGCCTGACCGAAGTCCCCGCGGCCGCGTGTTCGTATTACGACAATGCCCGCGGGCTGACCGTCCGCCAATCCTTCTACGTATACCCCGACGATACCGTTGTTTGCCTGGCCCACTGCGACGGGTCAAGCTCGACCGTCACCCTCGGTGCGGACGACACCGCAACATTCTTTCACCTCTACATGCAATGACCGATACCGAACTCAACGACCTGGCTGAGCGCTGGGAAGGCGTCACGAAGGGCTATCGCAACCTGACCTTTGATGGCGCCCACGCTGACATGCTCATCCTGCTGGCCGAGGTGCGCAAGCAGGAGGAAATGCGCCGCGAGATCGCCAGACTCAGGGCGCACGTTGCCAAGCGCAACGCTGACATGCAAGCCTTCGTCGCCGAGGTAGCGAGGATGGCCAATCAAAAATACTCGGACATAGGAACCTGACGAACGGTATTGCGCTAGCGCCCAACCGGCGCTATAGTTCATCCATGGCAAACATCCAAATCAAGTGCACCCGCTGCGGCGGGACCGGTCGGTTCAGCTTCAACCTGCGCGACGGAACGAAATGCTACGGGTGCGAAGGTGCCGGCACCGTGACAGTTGACGAAAAGAAGCATGCGCGCGGCCTGGCCGCCGCGGAAAAGCGTCGCGCCGATGCGCTGGCCAAACAAGCGGCCCGGGAAGTCATTGCCGCGGAGGTATGGGCCGAGATGAACGCCACGCTCGGCCCCTTCCCTGACGACGCAAAAGGCGCGTACGACCTGGTGACGGCTTGCCAGCGCACCCACGGCAAGACCCCGGGTCAGATCGTGAACGAGCGTCTCGCCCTGAAGTAAACCGACAAACGGTATTGCGCTAGCGCCCAACCGGCGCTATAGTTCAGTCATGCAGTCGGCACTGTGCGGGCTGCGAAACCAGATGGAGAACGAGATGACCTTCGAACAAGTCAAAGCACTACTCAACGAAGCGGAACAAGCCGGTGACCGGCGCACAGTGCTCGACTGCAACGATATCCTGAACGGAAACGAAGACTACGCAGCATTTCAGCGCGTCAAGACTTTCCTCGAAAGCGCAGCATCATGAGCCGTCACGTGCAAGGGTCGCTTGCGGTCATCTCGTCGGCAAGCGGAAGACCGCTCATTGTGGCCGCCGGCAGGACTGACGGTCAGCCCGGCCACGGCGGTGACGTCGCCAAACTTCCGGACACGCCGGAGGGGTGGGCCACTGCGCGGTTATTTGCGGCGGCCCCGGAAATGCTTGAGGCTTTGCGGCTTGTCGAAGCCCAACACAGCAACGGCTGGAACGTCCCGTGTATCGCCGCGGTCCGAAGGGCCATTGCCGAAGCAACGTCATGACTGGCTGGAGCATCCGGCTGACAAAACCGGCGCTATTGATGCGCGCCGGGGACTGGTTCCATTTTTGGGATCGCAACATGTACGGCGAACCGCAATTCGGCGATGAGCACCACGCGAAGCGGTACAAGACGAAGGCGGGCGCGATGAGTAGAGCTCGCCACCTCGAACAGTTCGGGCTGTGCGTCGAAATCGTTCCGCCGACCTAACTCACCCGCCGTAAGTCTTCTTCCAGGCGGCCAGCTCGTTGGCCATTGAGCTCTGCAGCTTCTTCGTGAGGATCGGTTTGCCGTCGGCGTCGAGTAGGCAGGCCGTGACGCTGCAGTGGCACCGGTAGCGGTTCCCGTCCACCTGATAGAACGCCGCCACCTGCTCGCGCGTGTACACCTTGCCGTTCCGTGCTGCGTGCGTCTGGCGCGTCGTCGGGATGAGCGCCGATGTCCACAGCTCGCCCGTGCGCACGCCGAGCTCATCCTCGGCCCATTGGTCTTCGGCCAGGCGAGCCTGCCGCAGCGTGTCGGTGATGTCGGTCTGCGCGTAGCCGGCGGCCCGCCCGCGGCTCACCTCCAGCCGCTCGGCGATCTCGGTGCGCACGGCACGCGGGTTGCGACCGTCAACGATCGCCCGGCCGATCACCTGCGACAGCTCGGACCTGAGCCCGGCCTGCAGGCCCGTCCAATGGTCGTAGGACTTGATCTGCGCCAGCGCCACGCGCGTGCGGTACGGTTGGCTGAACACGATGCGCTGCAGGTCGCGCTGGGCCGCGTAGACGGGCGACAGCCGCGTCAAGTTGGTCATCGACTGCACCGCGCCGGCCTGGGTCGCCTCGGCGCTGTAGGCGTCGTACCAGAACGTGTGCTTCGCCTCGCGGCCCGCCTCAATCCACCGCTCCAGCGCATCGCGCAACGCCTGATTCGTGGCCGCCATCTCTTCGGGCGTGACGGTGTACACCACGGTGTCCGCCTCGGCATTGGCCGTCAGCACCCGCACGCCGTCCCACACGCCCAGCACGTCACGCCGCATGCCCGCCCAACGCCGGTTGATGTCGGCCACGGCGCGGCGCAGGATGCCGCGCGTGCCGGTGCGGTCCTGCTTGTCGCCTGGAACGATGGGGTCGCGCGTCAC